GAGTTCTAGAAGCGAACCCATCACACCGATAATATCACCACATTCCTGACTAAGTCGATCCTTATTTGTAATATTGTCGTATTTCGGATGTGAATCATACAAACCAAATCTCAACGTTTTGGCCACGTCTTTAGTTACTTCGGCACATTCCTCAGCGAGACATGTCAGATAATTTTCACTTCTGTTCATGATATTTACTCCTTCACATAATAATGTTTAAAAAATAAAAGAGCCCAATTAAGGGCCCTACTTATTATTTTTGACTTTTCTTATACTCCAACGTAGATTTCCACATATGATCATACAAAGACGGATCAAAATCGCAAACTTTTTTCAAACCTTTCGCCATTAGTTTATTGCTTCTAGCATAACCGAGTTTGTACCCAATTGCTGCCGATATCACAATAACACCAACCGTGATGATTGTGTCTTTTCTTGCGACTTTGATTTCCTCTTTTTCTTCGTTCATAACATTACCTCCTAACATAATAGTATAATCGTTTCCATAATATGAGTTGTATAAACTGCGCGACTATTTAGCCACCCAATTGACAGGTCGATGTGAGTCATTATTTGCTGGCTCCTCAAGACAACCATTACATGGTTCTTCCGATTCTAACAAAGTTTCATGCTTGCAAGTTTTACAATACCGTATGAAATATACTTCTTTCTGATCATAAATCATGATTTACCTCCTAATTCAAAAATAATAAAACTAACAAATGGATCGAATTATCAGCAGTTATGACCCATGGTGTGTAATCGTCACCACTAAAAAATCTTCGCCAATATACTGCTAATCTAAATCGGTCCATAATAAAATGAGAAACAAAAACAACAACTAATCGCCAATCTAACCATTGACATATAACAGCTACTGACAACGTATACAGTAAACAATGAATCGCACAAATATAAGATTTTGATGTCTTATTCATAGCCATCCAATTGTTCTGTAGAAAATAATCACCCATCATGTGGGCTACTAATAAATTCACATAAACCCTCCTTAATAAATAGTGTACAGTCTTAATGACTGCAGTTAACATGTTTAATTTCTTCAGGTTTTAAATACATCCAATGAAATCCGAAAATTACAATCATTGACGGAAATGGTGCCGAATTATCACTACCACCAAATTTTAATCGTCCCTTCACAAAATAAACCTCCGCCGAAGTTTTAAATATATACTCATGGAACCATTTGGTATCTGTTCTAGCAGGTATTAACGCCACCACGATGGTTCCTGGTTTTCTAGATTCTTCATAACATTTTTTTATCCATTTTCCAGTGGCTTCTCTTCCATACGGTGGATTACAAAATACTCGATGTCCACCCCAATCTTTAGATAATCCGTCATCATATTTTGTAAAAAAATTAGTACATTTTGCATTTTCAGCATCAGCGCAAGGATCCAATGTGAAATTAAACACATGGTTCATCCTATCAAAAATATCTTGTGGTGTAGCCCAATTTTCAGTAGCACTACTAAATAACGCTGGACTTATTATAGTGATCACCTCCCATTAATATATTTAGTTTCGTTGAAGTTTTTCTTACTTTTTAAAGCTTTGTTTATAGCCAAATCAATACCACTATGTGACGTTATGTGATAATACCATAAGTCAGTATACGGCGTGTTGAGCCTATCAATTCGACCAGCAGCTTGTATCATAACCTTATACGAATAGTTCTGAGAATAAAATATTATTGTATCAGTCTTGATGCAATTCCAACCCTCACAACCAGCCGTATACTGCACCAAATATACCCAAGAACGTCCTTCAGGTAGTGGTTGGTGTTTATGTCCATTCCATTCGGCAATTTCAACGTCCGGTCCATATTTTAGATTTTTCAGCACTTCCAACTCATAATCGAAATTGTAAAATATTATGATGCGCGGATGTTTCGTGAACATTTCCAATACCATTAATTCTCTAGATTTATCTAGATTTACAACTTTACGCCAAACATAACAAAGTCCTCCGGCGTTTGTTATCGGTTCATTTTTATACGGATCCCATCTAGTTTTACTAACCTCTTTGTATTTTACAGCATTATAATCCGCATATACATATTCGTGATGTGAAATTGTTTGACGCTTGAAATCCATATTTATTAGGATCTTGTTTCGAAGTCTTATCAATCTTCCAGTATTTATATATCTATCAATTTTTGGAAAATTACTGAATCTACTATAGATGATATGCTTCGTATTGAATTCGGTACGATTTTTATAAAAACCATTAGCGACAAATACTGGAATATAATCTTGCCACGTATCTCCTGGCGTTGCAGATAGTAATATCCAATCGTTATTTTTAGCAATTTTTAAGAAAGCCTTAACCCAATTTCCAGAACCAATAACTCGTTGCTCGTCAAATATAAAGAACGAATTTTCAGCATTGGCATACTTAGCGATATTATTCCAACTATCTATAATCACTTTTTGGTTTTTGTAAAGACTTACATCAATATGTTTCGACATAAGAAATGGAATTAATTCTCCATCCCATTCTAACGTGTCGCGTTTTCTAGCAGTGGTTATAATATATAAATCTTTTGGTTTTTTCATACTTACATATTTACCACCATTTAAACTCTTAATATCACCCCCATTTTGTAGATAATAATAAGCTAGTGAGGTTAAGCTCTTTCCAGAGCCAACCCCACCACAAAGTATACAACCAGTACTCATTTTTTCTAAAGCTGCTAACTGATAATCAAATAATTTTATCGCCACATTTAATTAAAACCTCCTTCATACCATTCGTGAAAATATAGTTAATTTATCGTTCGGCATTGCTGTTGATAATGAATAATAAGCCGGAACAGTACAAACATAATTCCACCCATCGTCCATGTTGTCAGATAATGTATTCATCGATACATATCCATTCGTAATGATGTATTTTAATTCTAACATGTTTTTCTTCCTTTATAAAAAAAAGAAAAGAGACCTATAATATAAGTCTCTATCTTTAAATTTATTTCATAAACAACATTTTAAAGAATTTCCATTTTCCAACTCGCTTTATAAGAACGTAAAGCATCTCGTCCATGTTTTGTTCTACTTGCCAGGGTTTTAAATTTAGTTTATCGGCCATATAACTGATACTCCGTGCTTCATTCTCCCATAACATAATAGACCCACACATTTCTATAAACTTCTTTTGCTCCTCAATACTCATTTCAAAAACTTTTTTTCTTATTTCATATAATTTATTCATAAAATATCACTCCTTCATAAAAGAAGATGTTACTTTAGCGTGATTCATAACCATAAAATTACAATCCATTCCAGGATAGCAAAGCCAACCGCGATAACTAAAATCTTTGTCAATAAACGATTTAACTCATCGATATGTCTCATGATAGCTCCTTTCTTAAAACTCTACCTCGTCAATACCATCATCTGCATATTTAGCTGCAAATTCATCCTCTTCAATAGTTACATACATATTCTTCAAATATGCTTTGATTCCACTCTTACCATTTACTTCCCATTTGGATGGACTTATTGTAAGGTCCACATTTTGAATCTCTGCAAAATCTAGAGTGCCAACGGATTCCTCATCGAGAACTGTTTTTGTGCGTCTCGTAATCATAACGACTTTTGGAGGAAAGTTGTCAAATCTAACAGTAACTTGAATGTAATAGGCAACATCATCCGCTTCGTCTCTAGGTTTAAGTGTTTTTACATTCCAGCCGTCAGCAATTAATAGTTCTGCTTGTTTTGAATCGTCAATGATTACACAGAAGTTACGATCGCCAGCTCTATTAAATTTACTTTCATTTCCTGAAAAATTGCAAAATAATACTCTTGCGTTTTCGATAATAAGATTTCTACCACCATCAGAAATAACACGACGCTTTTGTAATTCGCCAGTTCTGAGCATTCTGAGCATCTTCTTAATTTCGAATTTAAACTGCTTTGCCAATGGCTTTCGAGATTGCATTAGTAATTCATACAAACCATTTTCAGTAACAAACCACATTTCTCTCCTCTGACCTGCACGATATATTGTATCGGTCAGCTTTTCATCATCCTCAACAAGATCGAGCATTTGTCCAACTTTATCCATCGAATACTCAATTTTTTCAGCAATTTCATTTGCTAAAAATATGGGATTATCAATTGTGCCATACATGTTGAATGGTGTTCCTAATATGGTGATAACCGTTACCTGTTCTACTTCGTTTTCATTAATTTGATCTGCCATGATTTTCATTCTCCATTCTTATTATAAGGAATTTGTATAACATCTCCACCTTGGATTGTTACGGACTGCATCATAATACCTGTTTCGGGATCTATGAATAACGTATCGAGTTCATGATCCCAATCTTCGAATTGTTCCACGACATTTTTACCACGACTTTTTCTCAACTTGATAAGCTCGTCGTGTATAATTCTTCGCCATTTACGTCCTAATGGTTTTCTACTCTCAGATAATATATTGTATAAACCATTTTCATTTACAAAACTAACTTGTCGCTTTTGACCTGCAACTACCATTGGTAGGTTCAGCTTTTCGTCATCTTCACATACGTTAAGCATGTTCCATGTGTTCCCCCTGCTATAATCGATCATGTTAGCAATATCGAAAGCCATAAATAGCGGATCATCCAACGAAGAGTACACATCGAGGAGTCTATTATCAAAAGATATAACTCCAACTTTTTCAATCATTTTGATTCACCTCACTCGTATGTCGATTTATAGTATTGGTGACGATAACGGTATCCTTCCATGATATGGTTGGAACGCCAAGCTCCTGATTAAAATTAATAGTTATCGAAAAGTCAGTTATTAACGCTGTTTCGGGTGCAACCATTTGCTCAGCTCGATCGATTATTTCTTGACCAGCATCTTTTATTAGGTTAATTAATTCGTTTGGATAATCGGATCCATATGTTTTAGCCATTATTACTTATCTCCTTTCCCATATTATAAATACCATTAACAACACTTTGTATGATCTTTTGTTGATGATCGTTAAGATCTTCGTAAAATGTAAATCCGGTAGAACCATTATAATCATCGCCAAATTGCTTGTAATACTCGCTATGTCTCCATGTTTCTGGATAGTCATTCTTATATTTAACAAGTTGTTTTGCTTTCATGTCATAATCATGATCTGATATAATACAGTCGTTTAACTCGTAATAAATATAAGAATGAACAATCATGAATCTTTGTAAGAAACAAATATCTCTTCAAAATGGTAATATATCATTACATTCGATATCGTATTCAGCATCTGACGCAAACCAATCAAATCCCCCATAACAAGATATAGTAGTTACAGCGTCATCGACAAAAGAACGGTAATAATTTTTATCTACGCAATTTTCCTTACCTAAAGCTTTAACCATTTCTGACTCCAACCAACGATAACCTTTTGAACCAGTAGCCGCTCCATATTTTCCATCTTTTTCACGCATTAGTAGTCCGCCACCTAATCCTTCTTTGATGGGACAGAATTGACCAACTTTACCAATGAATTTGTAGTTATGTCCAACGGCAATATTATTTAATAATTCAGGTCTAATTTGTTCAAACGTTGTATCAGAGACTAGTCCTTTTTTGTATGACGACTCCAACTTATCCATTTCTTTTTCATATTCTGACACATCTGGTAGTGATTCATTCATGTCTAAATATAAAGAAGAAGTAACAGACTTGGTCTCACATAAATCTTCGAATCCGATGGGTTCATGACTAAATAATGTTTTGAACACGTATGGAACTGCGAATTGTGTTCCGGTGGCAGTCCATTCGGATGGATGTTTGCGGTTGTTCTTTGGAATATATCCATAAAGCTGTTCGCATTTCTCTTTCGATGCATATTTGGCAATATAGACAGCATCATTAACTAGACACATTTTATCATAGGTTGCCTCATGTTCAAAATCATATCCATAAATTTTACCAAAATCCATAACAAATTGTATGATTTTTGGAGTTGCATCCGGAATTTTGATAGAATCTGTTTTGATGTGAGCAACAACAAACCCTTTTTCTTCCACCGCATATTTGAGATCCAACATGAACAAAGCTCCTCGTTTAGCTACTATGTTGTCCACATTACGAGGATCTCTAAATGGATTATCGAATCTAGCAGATGTTAAACCATAAACCGAATTGATAGCTGTTTTGAGGGCATTTGCTAAATCATCAGAAGTCATCTCACCATCAAGAACTTTCTGAATAAACGGCGCAAGTACACCACCAAGCATGTTATTGACAATTTCCCATGCTTCATGTTTAATGCTAACTCGACCATCAACAATTTCTTTATATCGAGTTGTAAATTCCACACCAAATAATACTTCGCAAATAGTGCTATTTGGGTGCATAGAAGATACATCTAATAATGCTGCATTTCCATACATTCCAGGATTCGAACGAACTAAACCACCCTCACCGATTTCCTCACCACGATATGTCGATTTTCCAAATTCGTATTTGTAACCTTCAAAATATGGCAATATACTATTAGCAGGACCAAACGGTTTCGAAAGCATTTCTGGTTTTGCTTCCAGTAAAAAATTAAGCATCTCTTCGTCTATTTCTTTAACCGGTTTAGCCAAATCTCTGTAATTAAATTCGCTCTGAGGTTTTCTATTTTTATTAAATATAATCCTCGTTGTTAACGAATTCGTTGTATCGTTGTAAGACATGCCAGCTAAATCAGCTAAGATTTGTCTAGCATTCCAATCAGCAGCAAGATGATCGAATGTTACTTCTGATGCGTCAACATCGTCACAACAATAGTCTGCAACTTGGTCCCATAATTCTTCCGGAACAGGTTGATCCCAAGGTAGTCCCAACTCGTGATGGTGAAGACCAAGCTCTATTTCGAATTTCTTAAGACTCTTTTTATTTCCAGCAGAAGCAAAATCATAAATATCAGTATATGAAAGATTGTATGCTTCACTAAAAAAACAATTTTTACTTTTATTTATTATGCGTTGAGATAGCTCGAATAACTGTTCATTTGTATAACCCATCATTCGAGCATACATGATGTGATTATCATACCGTCTAACATTGAAACCAACTAATTTAAATGCCAGTAACTCTTCGATTTCAGAAGGTGATGGGTTAATCATTTTGACTTTTGGTTTTCCAGAACCTCTTACTTTCCAGCACACAACAAATAAATTCGGAAAAACTTCCACGTCATAAAATATAATTTCTTTGTTACTCATGATGTCTATCGATGGTTCTTCGGATTTAAATTTCATTTTTGAAACAATTTTTATGCAATATTCCGATTGATTAGAGCTACTTGCTGCAAAAGCTAAAATAGCATTTCGCATATCAGTAACGTCATATTTCAAACCACCAGCATAAGCATCGTCAAGTATCTTTTGTATAAAATCAACACTCGATTTCGTTGATGCGTGTATTTCTTTGTTAAGATTCCTTTTTATCAGAGTCCTAAGGCCTCGTTCACTTTTAAGTGTATCAACAGTAACCACTTTACTTTCCTCCTTCAATGGCAATCCCGAACTGATGGATGCTATTGGTAAATTGTTACATCTTGATAATTTACGTCGCAATGAACTATTACCAGTGTAGACTTTAATTTCGATATTGTCGTCATAAACACGACTTAGTTTTGACACGTCGCCAATATAAATATAATGTAGATGTACCCCGCATCCGCTTTTGCTAAGTTCTGCATATGTAGCAGGCCATTCACTGGCTGCTTTAACATTTTTTTCAAACGATTTATTTCCATTTTCATCTTTGATGTCAAAATCAATAATTATATGGTTCTCGTTTTCAAGTTTTACGAAATGAGTTCGTGATGTATCAATGGTACTCAACGTACTTTTAACTTTGACCCATTTATCAATTGGTGTATCATTCGTCGAAGCGTATTGTGCTAAACAATTAGAACATGTCAAATCGAATATAGATTCAGTACAATTAAAATCGATAAGTTGTTCTAACGGTTTCTGTACTTCATCTTTCTGAATAGGAACTTCAAATTTTTCAGTTCGAAAACCAACATAATAACTGCGCGCTCTAACTCCTTCCTCAGTACTAAATCGTTCTTTATAATCCCTAAAATAGTTTTTCAATTCTTCTTTAAAAATTCGCTGAGAAAATGGAAACGAAACATTTGCTTCTTCGCAATAAGTCTTATACATTTCCCAAGAAGCTTTTAACGTAGTACTATCTTCTTTTTTAAAAACGTGATACGAATCAATTACAAAATTATAAAAATCATTAGATGCACCGAGCATTGAGATTGGAATGTAATCGTCATAAAATCCTGGATTGCTTAAATACACTTGTTGACAATGGTGCGCGATAGCCCCAAGTTCAAAATCAACCTGACCAACGAGTTTTTTATATTCTGTAGATGGTATTTTATTTCCGGATGGTGATACATCAATCAAACGTCTAATAAGTCCTGATTTAGCGTCTGTTATTTTTACAGGTTTGTTAGTACCCATAAACAAGAAGCATTTGAACTTGTTAGCGTATGTCGATTTGAATTTCTCATTAACAGTCATCATTTCATGAGAAACGAGGCTATTCAATCGAGTATTATCCTCAATTTTAGAAAGATCTCCATCGTGTTGAATAGCAATTAATGGGTTTGTCTTAAAAGACTCAAGAGCAAACGAATTACTGGAAGAACCAAGCGCTTTAGCATCAAATACTGAGTAATAACCCTCGAACAATTGTTGAATTATATTAAGTATTGTGGATTTACCAGTACCCATTGCACCATAGAAAACCATAAACTTTTGTATTTTTTTAGAGTCTCCACAAATAACAGACCCTACCGCCCATTCGATTTTACGACGTTCATCGTTAGTATATAATGTAGATATTATTTTATCATATGCCGAAATACTACCCTCTTGTAATGGATAGTTTAATTTTTTACTAGCATAGTCTTTTTTGTTCGTTTTGTCGTTTGAGAATATAAGCTTCTCATCTAACGTGTGAAAAGAATCTCGCATTTGTTTCTGACAATATTTGTGCCAGGCATCTATCATTCCCGACTCAGCATCCCACATATGTAGGATTTTAATGTTCGAATCAAAGCGTTGACTATTTTCCTTCGCATATCTATCCAGTTCACGGTCTATAATCTGAAGAGCATCCTGCTCATCTGTTGACCATAGACCTAAGTCCTCGTTCCAAATAGCGTAGAAGTCACCGCCTCTCACCATAAGGTCTTCGCTTTTTTTAATAATGAACTTCGGATAGATTTCAACCACACCACGTTTTGTGCTTCTTGTTGAAATCATCAAAAAGTCTATCATCTTTAGTTAGTCTCCTTTACACTTCAAATTCTTAGTGTAGCTTTTCAAGGTTTCAAAACGCCAATCAAATTTAGATTTGTAAGAAAATACAAATTGCGAACCATTCGTCTGTTTTATCACCACACTATTTTTTTCATGCGGATTTGGTTTCCATGATTCCACGTGTTTGACATAGTGTGGGAAACACAAAGCAAACCAATCGTATACTGATTTTGGTGTCAATATATTATACCTCCTCTAAATACTCTTCCAAATACCAACACATCTGATACCAAATTTCAACGTTACGCATGTCTCGTCTCGGCTTTGAGACTGTAAATAGACCACCTTCACCGTGGTATCCGTAATCTCGATTTAAGAAATTATTGAGAACCAATGTGACATAATCCTTATCAAATTTTAAATCGGACATCATACCGACACCGAGATTGTCGATCATTGTCCAAAACCAATAACTTGTTCGATCACCAATTTCAGAATCCTGCATTATATTCCCCTCACAACGAATGGTTAACGCGATCATCATTTCTAATATACTACATGGTGTATCGGCCAAATATCTGGTTATGATGTCCTCGTTATAAGAGTGCTCATATCCGAATTTATATCTGAGATCTATCCCATCTTCACATCGATTACCATCAAGACCTATGGAATATGTGAATTCCATAGTATGCAGCGCAAACAGTAGTTTTCGATAAGATAGACCTCTGGATCTTGATTTATCGTATACGAGCTCATACATCCATTCAAAATATTCATTATTTAGCTCGTCTTTGCTCAATTTATTAATCCTCCATTTGATGTGGTCTGATATTCACCACGTCCGAATAATTTCTCAAGTCTAACAGAATTTCGTAATCGACTTTAAGTCGATTATTTCTAACAAACACCGAATCGTCCTCGTACTCTCCGAAATGATCAACAGCGTCTAATCCAACAGTATTTTCAATATCTGTGATTTTTTCATCATTGTCATCAGTTAATACTCTATCGGTAAAGAACTTTAAACCAATTTTAGTGTATTCCTCATTCTCTCCAAATTCTTCGGGAGAGATTACATAGGGTTTTTCCATGATTTCATCCTCCTCTTTTTCTTTATCAACGACAACTGTTTTTTTTACAGAATATTTTGTATAATCTGTTCTCTCAATTCTAGGTGATTCTTGTTTCATATTGGATCTCTTTGGTCCAACATCGTCAACTACACCAACACCTGTTCGTAATCCACGAACAATAGTGTTTCCATTTTCACAACATTCATTAGAAGCTGAATTTCTTCTCGAAAACACTTCTTTAACAGATTCGATTTCTTCTGCAGCCAACTGTTCGTATTTAGTCTTTGTGTAATACCAAGTTACACTCGAACCAATGGCAGCGCCTATAATAAACGTTAATGCGTATACTTTCATGTTTTTACCCCTTTCGATTATAGCATTGAAAAATAGTGATTACCAACTTTAAATGCTGGTGTTCCACATCCATAATGACCTGTTCTGAAATATACAACGTCGTAATTCATTTGTAACTGCAATTCTTCAATTACTAATTGTCGTATTTCTTCTTTGACATAACAACGATCGGTTCTACCGTTCACGGTGCTTGTAAATTGTTTCGGACTATATATAATATCGTATACATTATTTGAAAAACAGTCGAACTCTAAACGATTGAGTATGACATCTATAACCAATCGCTGTCCATCTTCACATTCACCTTCCGCTTCAGCCATGGTTATTAATGCGATTAAATCAATGTCTGAATCAGATAAACGATATCCAGTTTCTAATGATTCATCCGCAACTTCTTTGAAAACTGTTGTTGTTTCGTCAATTTCTAAATCTTTGTAAATATCTTTGTCGAACGAATGTTTAGGGACAACAAGTGTGTCATTTAAGCAATCATCGACCCCATCAAAAGTTTTAATGGTAGATTCGATTTTGTTAACATGCCATATTGTACATGGAGACAATATGAGAATCAACGACATTACCATAGCTACTATTGACCTAAACTTCCCCTTTTGTTTTTTATACATAAAATCCCCCTCGAATATAATCCCTTGGACTTAACAATAAATCCAAGGGAAATCGTCCATATACTTATACGGGTTTCCGTATCCTGGAATCTGAAAATCTATTCAATCGGTCATTGTATTTAAAATGGGACCATCAACGTTGAAATCTAATAAAATGCCTTTGTTATACCCATTTACCACTTCAAAATTTTCTTCGAACAGACCGAAATCTACAAAGTTATCGCCAGTAGGGTTCTTCTCATCATAAGTCCAACCAACGATTTGACCAGCTTTAGTTGTTGCTAATCCTAATTCTTTATATACGTCATTCAAAAATAAATGTCCAGTATGAACAAGTCTGTCGTTTGCATATTTCTGCTGTCCTTTCAAAAATAGCATGTTGTAATCATGATTTTCGTCCCAAGCTAAAGTTGTTTCTTTACAGAACAATCTCGCATAATCACTACCATTAGTAATACCTTCAGAAACTTTTACAGTTTTGGCTGATGTTTTCTCTTTACCATTATCATCAACGACTGTTTCGTCGAACTTTTTGGCTTTGATGTTATATTTTAGTTCGTGGTCGACCTCTTTACCGAATCGCTCAACTACACGGTTACGATATTCTTTGAAACCTTTATCGATAGTTGCATAAGCAGCCGCAAGAGCAACGTTTCTTTTGCGCAGAATGTTGTTTGATGCTAGAATGCCGGCGATCGATAAACCTCCAATAATTACTGCTGGAGCATAAAGTTTCGCAATCGCAACGCTGGCCTTTGTATAAATAATGATCGTATCTTTCTTAGAATCTTCTTGTGTATACCCATTCTTTTCGCAGCGTTCCTCGTCTGCTAAAAAATCATGGATTACATCAAGCTGTTCTTTCGTGTCATCCAAAATATCCCCAAGTTTTGTTGTCGCCTTGCAAGCCACAACGGCGGCTGCCACAGCACCAACAATGCCAGAAATTACAAGAATTTCAGGACTGTGTTTAACCATCTGAAATTTACCTCTGTTGAAATTCTTTACTACGGTATTAACGATTTCTACTTTTTTCATAATTCATTCTCCTTTTTCTGTTTTTAAAGTCGCATTGATTGTGTCATTGAAAAAATCATTCAATAGTAAACTTAAAATATTAACGCAACGATTGATGTCATTGTTGTTGATTTTCATATCGTAATCAAGATCAAAAAAAGCGATGCGATCATATTCGATTCTTGACATGGCATCCTCGTGGGTATCACCTCGATTTATCATTCTCAAGTAACGGTTAAGATCGCTTACTTCCAACTTTACAAATATCGGGTTTTTAGTACCATGATAATTATTTTTAAAAAACTCCACTCCAGATGGATCAAGGACGTATATATCACCATCATCGACCATGGGTTCTGTAGCGCAGTAACGATAACCATGATAATTTGTAAATCCGACAACTTTTTCTAATGCGTCGAATTCTGAATCAGATACAAACGTATGCCCCGTTTCATTAGGTTCTCGCATTGGTCTGGTTGTATATGAATCTATCATTTTAAAACCATAATCAGACATTAGTTTTTCAGCCACCGTAGTCTTGCCCGAACCCGACTCCCCAATCAATATCAAAAGACTGTTCATTATTTCTCCTCCTCGTAACTTTTAAAGCATTCTTTACATATAGCTTGTTTTTTTGCATCTTCGATTGACATGTTATTAGCTTTTGCAAAACGAGAAACATATTCTCGTGCTAATTTAACAGACGCAGCTGGTCCGCTATCTAAGTCGACACCATCTATGGCGTTAATTCCGTATTTGTTGTTAATGACTGCTTTAAGTTCGTTTTGTATTACAACATTGATATGTCCTATAAAGTTATTGGCGATGTCTTTTGGTATTACCATACCATATTCAACGTCGGCTAAAAATAATACAAACACCGGAGGGTCGTTATCAAAGATAACAACATCTCCATAAACAATAACTGGGTATTGTTTATATATAACCTTTTCTACAGGATACAGCCCAATACAAACACCATTAGTATCATATATCAAAATCTCTTTTTTATCCAAAACATGACCCCCTTAATTTAATGGTACAGCTCTTGGTAGCTTTATCATGTATCCACCACCACTAACGCGTTCTACACGAGCATTACCAATATCGGTCCATCCATATTTATTATCGGTATAATTACTTTTAACGTCCACTAAATCATAAAAATCAGCAACGCTTACAACCTGATATTGATCAATAAGTTCGTCCATTCGGGATAAGACATCTTCGGCTTCACCACGATTGTCGATAATAACGTCGTCATAGTCATATCCGGACCGATTTCTTGGTGGATTTCGTTCTTGTCTTGTATTGTTTTTACCATCGTAATAGCTACGATAAGAAATTTTAGACGCTGTTGTACCTCTTCGCGTGTGACCTGCCTCGCCATATAAAACCATATCGATACCATTAATGATAATATCGGATATAGCTTTTTTTACAGCTGGTACAAGGACCTCCATCAAAACATACGATTTAACATTTCCGACATCTTCGGATATGAATACATCAGTGAATTTACGCATCTCGTTTTTCTTTTTAACTCGGGCCGTACCACTAATAGCCTTTTCAACTTTTTTTTCAATAGCACCCTCTTTTGATCTATGGGAGTTTGATTTATAATCTTCCATGATATTCCCCTTTCATTACAAAACTGTTATTTTCCCAGGCAAAGTTATTTTTGAACCCTTCAACAAATTATTACTTTTTTTAAACCGATATGTCAAATTACTTCTTGCTTTGTCTTCAGACTCGGCTCTAGTTGTTTCTTTCCAATTACTTGTGATACATCTATTAAAAGACATAACTGGTCCTTCGTATAAGTACAGATTCACATACCCACCTCCAAAAATAAAAAAGAGAAAAGATCTAATTAAAGATCTCTTCTCTATGAAATAAACATTTTTATTCGCTTTTTACTTCATGAATTTCAACAGCTTCACTGTCAACAATTTCATCATCAAAAAATTCATTCTGTTCTTTCTTATCCTGTCTATGCTTCTTAATCTTAGCCACAATTGGTTTGATAGCATACTTATAAGCCACTACGCTTGCAAGTAGACCCAAACTAACCCCTGCCACAATCAAAGAACCATTACCTGATTCAGTCACAACTTCCTGTGTTGTTTCGATAACCTCTTCGTTGTTTAATACTTCGTTGTTTTCCATTATGTTTTTCTCCTCTCGAATATAAAAATTATGTTGTTATTTCCATAATACACTTTGTAAAATTCGCGTATTTTATGCATTATAGAATTTATGTTTCGGCTGAATTCGATAATCAATAGCCAGACACGGTTCTCCATTCTCCATCAGTTGTGCACTGAAATCCAACTCAAGCAGACCTTGGTCGATATTCCAGCCCAAATCATCACCCATTGAAGTGTTAGACAATCCTATAGCATAGTAGAAATCATTAAGTGAAACATACATCTCCTCTAACATTTGACGATTCAACTCATTGATTGCTTTCTTGATCTTGTCGATATCAGATTTGAAATATCGACCAGAAATGGAATCATAACACAGAGTCTCACCTTTTCCTGTGATAATTACTTCTTTACTCTTTACGGGGTTACGATCGAGTCTGTCTTTAGCGATCGCGTCACGGACCCCTTGCTCTTTCTTTTCTCCGATAGTTTCAACAACTTTATTTTTGTACTCTTTTAGCGCCGATTCGGACAAAGTATACGCCGTGGCTAATGCCGCATTACGCTTTGAATTAACTGAACTCCCACTAATCAAACATACTACCGAAATACAACCAGTAATGGCTGCTGGTAAGTAGCATCTCCACGATAATTTGATATAATCAATGTGTTTTAAATCTCGCATGATTCCGTCTATATCCTCTTCACATGCTCGTTCATATTTCTCGTTTTCAATAAGCTGACATGCTTTGGGTGTAGCTCGTACAGCCATTACAACCGTCCCGATCATACCAGCAATACCAATACCCGTAAGTATTTCTGGACTGCGTTTCTCAGCAATCATACGTACGTTTCTAGCAACTGTTTGTAAATATAGTTTATTCATATTCTTTCTCCCTTCGTAATTAAAAAAGAAAAGAGTCCGTGTTGGACTCAGATTCCTCTTTTAGCAAGTGCTTCCAAAACTTTCTGTTCAATTTTAGCATCCATTTTTTTGTCTTTGACAATGCTCAAAATGAGATCAGCTCCCATTCCAATTGCCGTCGCAGCAATACTTAATGCTTTAAGTAAACCAGGGTTCATATATAACACCTCCTTCCATAATATAACCTGTCATTTTCGCGTAAAAAGAAAAGAGTCTTTATAAGACTCCAATCCTAATATAATTATTTTACTTTTTTAAATTTGTGCTTGACATTTCCAAATTTTGTTGCTACGTTTTGTCTTACTTCGGGTATGGCTAACATTGTTACGGCAACCGATGTTACCGGTACAATAATCTGACCAATCCAAAGACGTAACTCCCTACTAGCTTCAATCTGTTTGTATGTCATAATAAACCCTCCTATAAAATATATTATTTTTCCATAATATAGGTTGTTATTTTTGCGTATTAATAATAAGTCAATAACAAATCAAGAACACATACAGCTGTATCTTTAGCCGTAGAAAACATAAAACTTGTTTTTTCATTATAGCACGAATATTTATCCATTTTTTTAATGAATTCCTCGACCAATTGTACTGGTTCTGATTCTTGATCATTTTCGAGGATTTCTATAATTTCGTCTATCGCCCATTCTTCATAACATCTAGCTTCGAAATGTTTTTTTGGCCATAATGGACAAACTATATCGAGATCATCAAAAAATGCTCGAATGGCAGTTGCGTAACTATACATAATATCACCTCTTTCGTTTTTAAAAAATGCCACAGCATTCATCACCTTCCTAATTAAAAAATAAAAGATGATGTGAGATTCGAACTCACAATCCAGTAATTAAACTGTGTCTTATCCAATTTGACCAATCATCTTTCCATAATATAATCTGCCGTTTTCGCGTAAAAAGAAAAGAGTCTTATTAGGACTCTTTCTCGATTCGGATTGTCATATTTTCACATCGTATGTTAACTTTTACCGTTTTTTCAAGCTCGTTCGTTACAATTGGAATTTCGATATCTGTTTCAAAATTCTTAGCATCATAAACAAACCCTCGTTTTACAATAGCTGTTATAATCATATCTGTGATTTTCATATTAATCACTCCTTCCATAATACAGTATGTAAATTTCGCGTAAAAAGAAAAGAGCCGAAGCTCAATTCTTTTTGAATTTTATTATCGATTTACGACGTTTTATTTCTTCACTAAATGCTGTCGCAACCATACCAATTCCAATAATTACACACGTCACACCGATACCGTATATACCACCTTTCATGAATCCAAGTTCATAATATTTGGTCAGTACTTCTTCGTGTTCTGCTAATAATGTATCTAATTCGATAAGTTCCTTAATAGTCATATCGCTCATAATAAAACCCTCCTATAAATATAAAATTATTCTTTCCATAATAGACTATGTTGATTTCGCGTACGGCAAAAACGAAAAGGCCTTGTATTTCTTACGGTCTCTTCGTTTTGAAATCTTAAAATATTATCTGGTTGGTCTAAATTTTCCAATCAACCCTCTAAACGTTGCTGAGGTATACGTTCCAGTTTCTTCAAATTTAAATCCTTCTTTCATCCATTGTCTATAGAACATCAATGGTATAATAATGCTCGCCACTTCCAAACTAACCCTTAAATATCTTTCTTTCTTTTGTTCACTTAATTGTTTTTCTCTGAAAACGCAGTCTTGTTCGTAAACGTGTTGTACATCGTTTAATTCAACAATCTTGTTAGCTATTTGCTCTTTCAATTGATTAACTTTTAAGTCATTATCCAATTGTATTTTTTCTTCTTCAATTTTTAGTTTGTATAATGTGGCAATATCAGCTACTGCATCACTATGTTCTTTAGTTCCGGATTCAAAAAGAGATAAACCATCTAAACCGCTTTCGATTACCTCATTTAACAATTTGTAATTCTTATCATCCATTTTAATTTCCCCTTTCAAATATGTTTTAATTCCATAATAGAACATGTTAAACTCGCGGAATAAAATCTTTAACTAATACTTTTAACATTATTGTTTTTTTCTTTATGATCATGTGCATTGGGATAATCCCTTCCAAAAACATATACGGGGGTTCGCTTGGATCTGATTGATCAATTCGTAGAATTCCAGAAATAGATTTTTTTGCAATGATGTCTCGTATGGTATATCCGATTAACACACCCAACACTAAACCCAAAATATAAAACCAATTCATAATATAAGTCTCCTTTCTAGAAAACCATTTTGAGATTTTTCAACCCCGGGAATTTTTTACGTTTGAAAAAAGAAAAGAGCATAAGCTCAATTCTTAAAAAATCTAAACATATTAATTCTATATTTAGCAAACATGTACAACGCCATAAACGGCAATGCTGTGAATCCGATAATAGCTCCGATTACGTAATATGGTATGAATATCCACAATGGGATATGTCTGCCAAGTACTTCACCTAAACTACTTCTACATCTAACAAAGTCATTTCTAAAAAATTTAATCATGTTAATTCCTCCTATAAAATGTTTTTTAGTTTTCCATAATAGGAGATGTAAAAAAATGCGGATTTATTTATAAAACTTGTCAATATCACACATTGATTCTTCTAATCGATTATTCCATCGTTTGTATTTAGCTTTTGCCAATTTGATATCGGCTTTAAGATGTAAAACTTTCGCACACACGGCTACGTCTGTAAATTCTTCGATAATATGTGCGGTTGCTTCTTCTGCCGTTACGGGTGTGGGATTCTCTCCACGCAACACCCTAGCAACCTTTAAAGCAGCTTGAGCTAATTCAGCAGCTTCTTCTGCCAGTTGTTCGTATGTAGCAGCTTCACCTATTTTTAAAACTATGTCTTCCGTATAGATCACTCCTTTGTATTGTTGATAATAAAAAGAAAAAGTCCTTGTTAGGACTCTTTCTTATGAATAGGTAAATATTTTTTAAGTAATCCCATCGCTTCGACCAAAACTTTTAACTCTTCCTCGGTAGCTCCGCCCTTCTTGGCATGTCCAATAAACATTTTCCATTTTGATTCCATAGATGATAATTTCATAAATATCACGCTCCTTCATAAAACACATTGCAAAATCTGCGGGGTAAAAAATAAGAGACACGGTTTTACGCGCGTCTCTAAATATTTAGTTATTTGTGTGGACCTTGTGTGCCTGATCGTACAAATATGTCTCCAGGCTTTCTACAGCTTTTGTTACTGGACCATTACATCCCTGCTCTTGAAGTCCATACAAACAAGCCAATATACTCTTAAGTAAAAGTTTTCTTTCAGATATACTTTCATTTAAGCCCTCTGTAACTTCTGTTATTGCATGTTGTTTCCAGTTTTCAAGTTTTGTTACTCTTGATACCAGTTTACCAACAACGATAAGATAAGTTAGACCACCTCCAACACACGCAGAAACCACGGATGTCAATAACACATTGATAGCGGATTCGTACATTCGGTTACCCCCTATACAACGATCTTTTTACCATCAAAGTCGTAACCATACTCAGCTAATTTGGCAATTACTTGTGGTCTTAAATGTTCTGGGACAAGAGGTACCGTTTTGTTATCGGGATTACATGTTCGTACCTGAGGAATCGCGATTACTAAATAAAAATATGTCATGATCATTATACAGTACCTCCTGTTGTAACTGCTTCATAGATAGCAGCGCTAGATTGCATATTAACTGACGAACTTACAAATATCATCTCGTACATTTCTGCCTGAGTGGCCATAAGCATCTGTTCAAATTCTGTTGGTTGATAAGGAATTAATGGTTCCGGTGGTAATTCTGCTAAAAATTCACCGTTATGATAATACATACCGATATAAACGGTATCATCACACTCTGTGGATGTAACAGGATTACCGTCTGGATCTGGTGGCCAATTCGGAGCTTCGACTCCATTTTCAACACCGATAACCCTACCTAACAAAATCATTGCCCATTTTTTCATATTGTTTCCCCTTTACATTATACTTGTATACGACTGGTTATCTTTGCATATCCCGATCCACCGTTACCTCCATCAGCTCCATATCTATTAAGTGGTGTATTGGCACTTGCGCCACCACCACCGCCACCACCCGAACCTCTCTTACCATCCTGTCCGTTAGCTCCATAATGAATTTCGCTGATAGATTCGTTATATCCACGACCACCATTTCCCCCACCACTACTAGATGGCGACACACTATAATTAAATGGTGTTCCATAACCACCACCGCCACCACCGCCGCCAGGATAAGAACTATTACCACCGCCAGCATAGCCACCTTGGCCACCTTTATCATGATAGCCACCATTACTGCCTGCTGATCCGTTCGTATTAGAACTCGTACCACCGGCACCACCGGTAGCACCGGCACCACCCAAACCTCCAGCAAGAGTTAGACCCGTAGTAAGCCCTGTTATTATTGTTGCGGTTCCTGCTGTTGGCCCAGTCATTGGAGCTGTATGACCGGCACTGCTATATCCTTTAGTTCCACCGGTACCAATAGTCACCGATAATGTTTTTGGAGACACTACATTGTACGCCATATCAGATTTCCATACGCCCTCATCACCACCGGTACCACCGGCACCACCTATTCCAGAAGTAGTATGAGGATCACCACATCTCCCACCACCACCACCACCAGACGCATCTATGAGTAATCTGTCAATCCCACTTGGAACATCCACACTATATACGCCAGGGGTATCACTCTCGAATAATAATTTATCTAGATTGTAATTTAAAAAATAAATCTGTGGTATAGTCGCATTGATCGTGACTGTTACATCGTATTCTTCGTACAATACACGAGCAGTGCACGATCCCAAAGGAACTGTGACAAGCTCGTATTTAATATCAGTGCTTTCTAGATACTGTTTTGAATTACTAGTTATCTCGACTGTGATTGGACCACCAAGAAGGTAATTTATTGATTGACTTGTTACCTCAATAGTTGTTCCAACAAATCCTTTACATACGATCGAAGCGCCAACAAAATTATCCAACGAAATACTGGATTTATTAATCGCATCAATCGCATAGCAAGCGCTTACCAACCCATCCATATTTATACCTCCTTTATTTATTTTGTTTAACGAACATCTCGGATATGTGTTTTCCAGACGTCGTTTGTGTTATAATTATAGTTTTTACATATTTCCACGAACCAGTTGTTGGTACTATAGTGGTAGTTATTGTTTTAGTACTCGTGGTTTCTGAAAATATAGTGGTCGAAACCGCGTCCGAATAAGTAGAAACAATTGATGTAACTTTACCCGAACTATTTTTGTTAATAACGGTATCTAAAATTTCTAGATCGAATTTCTTATAGAAAAACAATTCCGTAATTTTAGACCAAAGATATACTAATCCATCTTTATTTAAAAAAGACATATTATCACCTCCTCATCAGGATGTGATAGTGTCGATTTCAGCAGTAGTGATAGCTACCAAATCGGTTCTAGACCAATAACCAGAAAGATCCACATCAGTAGTTCCGATTTTTTCCCAGTTACTATTGACATATATGAATTCATCGTATATGTTTGGAGCTGTCCCAGAATTAGCTAATAGGTATATTGTGCCAGCAGAACCGGTTGCTGGTAACGATGTCACGACTTCGAAAGTTACACCTGTAATTCCAGATAATGCTGACGTAATAGCGGATTGAACCTGTGTTCCATTTTGAAAATCTGAGTCGTTTGTTAATTGATTAGTGTTTGTTGGGACAGTGATGTCTACTTCTTTAGCTACGATAGGGCGTGCTATACCGTTAACATTTACTACTTCAATGACATTTGCCTGTGCCCCAGCCTGAATACCAGCAACTTTTGTTTTATCGACGGTTGTGTAATCGTTGGACGATAAACCAAAACCATCAATCTTATCAACTTTTAAGTTAAGAGCCGCTGTTGTGTCAACTTTTGTTTGAAAAATATTTTGTAATCTGCCATAAAAATATGACAAACCCGTTTGATTTACGTATTTTTCGGCCATTTAATTATCCTCCCGTGCCAAATAATATATCATCAATTTCTGACAAATTTATAGCGCTCATAGAATCTTGAAGTCCAAAATCAGATGATATTTTGGAACCTTGTAGTTCGACATTGTTTATTTTTGGCTTATTACTAACCAGATTATAGTCGATGGTTTCTCCGAATCCAGTATCAAATGTTTGATCATTGGATTCAATTTTAAAATCAAAAGAAACTTCATCATCGAATCCTACTTCAAATATTTGATTCTCAGATTCCATAATCATACAATAACACCTCCTTTTACTATACCATTAATGGTCACAACTTCTATGATTTTAGAAGCCATTGCAGTACCATCGTGCAGTAGCAGTCGTACTCCACATTTTGCAACATCTGACGTTTTGAATGATAATGTTTCTTCTTGTGTTAGGCGTATCAATAAATTATGATCGCTTATGATTATACCACCATTTGACAATTTGCGATCTACAAGTATAGCACCAGTTTGCGAAATGGATATCCATATTTCAGATATTGATTCGATTTGTAATTCATATGGAAGCACACATGTAATTTCCGGAGTTGTACCTCTAGTTATAATCACGCATAATCACCTCTCTTTCAGGCTTTAAACGTAGTTGTGTAAGCTTCTACAATGGATGTACCACTTACGGTTTTTGTAATGGTGGCTGTTTTGATATAGTTCAATGTTCCAGTGGATGGTTCAATTAACGATGTTATAACACGACCGTCGACTGTCTTTTCGATCGTTGTGTTGGACGTAGCTTCTGACGATTCCGCAACGATCGTAATTACGTTGGTGGTATCATTTTTTGTAATGCTAGTGGTTCTTGAAATCAAGTCATGATATCTTAAAAATTGCTTTTGTATTTCGGCATCTATTTCATTTTGAAGATTACCAGCAACATCCGTGGACAATTGCCCCTTTACATTGTTAAACCATGCTAAGAAATCGGCTTCACTAGCGTTTTTAAACGACGTTAACTCCGTTTCCAACGCAGTTAACCATGACAGAAATTCTGTTTTCTCTTGATCAACCCATGCCAAAAAAGCAGTACGTTGTTCGTTTGTCCATGTTTCGGTATCGTCTTGGTATGACGTGACACGTTCAGCCCATTCGACTTCCCATTGATGTATCAAATCGTCAATATTTATTGTTTGTAAGATACCAGTAACAAACGGACAATCGGATGTTCCTATTTTATTTGTTACATTGGCTGCGGTTATAGCAGTAGCCGTAGGATTAACTCTAATATGACATAACGGATACTGATTTATTAATTTCGACTTAATTAGCGTGGTCGCTACCGGATTGGTTGCTGGATGTCCAGTTATCACTTTGATCGTACTGTCTCGAACGGCGTCACTATTGTCAACTTCCAAAACAATGGTATCGATTCTAGGAAGTAACAAATTAGAATCTTCAAGTGTTATCGGCCATGGTGCGTCGTTGTACAACCATGTATGATCAAACCAAGCTCGCCCTTCTCCAATTATTAAAGTCATACCAGAAGACGGTTTAACGATTAGAGAAGTTCCTACAGACATAAAAACGCCATCATTTATAAGACTGTCGATCATGTTTGACATTTGTGTGGTATTGTATTTCCTATCACCATTAAGCGAATTGAAAAAACCACATGTTATACTCATATTATACCTCCTTTCTTATTCAACTATACTAAACGTCGGAACGGTTTCTATTCCAGAAGTACTGTGAGACCGAACAATCTCTGTAAGTCTAGTTTTAGTTTCTATTCCATATTCGTTTGATATTTGTACTATATCGCCCATAAAAAAATCTACATCGTATATATACATTTTAGAAGTATCAACATGTCCTTCAAACGATTCGATGTTTGTTTTAGTTGCTAGGTCCTCAAGACCTTTTTGTTCTAACTGGGCAGTATATTCTGAATCACTTAATACTACATCATCGACTTTCGATCTTATCGAACTAGCATCGGTGGTTGTTTCGCGTCGTTCAAGACCGGAAACATTATTATATATAGCAATTGCCGTTTTTTTTACATCTGTATCATCGATGTTTTCACCAATAACTAAGCTAATGGTTTTTGAATTTTTATTAGAATCCAAATAATTAGTGCTTATTAAATTATCAAAATTAGGAGAAAATACTACATACGGATTAACTTCTTGATCATACGATCTATCTTCTCCAGAATACAATTCAAAAACAAAATTATTAGCATTGTCCAAAATGATTCTAAAACCAATATTTGCTTGTTTACAGATATCTAATATCGAATCATATAGATTTTCTCCAAAATATTGAGCTTCATAAGTTAACGAAGTTATTTTTACATCTTCCGATGGTAAAAAAACAAAATTTGAAATTTTCCTACGTATATCAGAAGGGTTTATTACGTTTTCGTTAATCAACTTAAATATAGAATTTTGTAACCTGCCAGATATAACGGTTGGATACCATATTACTCTACGATCCAAAATCGATTCCAAAGATCGCCCTGTTATTTTCAATCGACTACCGTCCTCAAAATCTGAAATTATTTCTCGATCTTCTATGATCATTACTCGATTTGATTCTTTGGACCATAAATAATATTTTTTTTGAAAATACTGTATTGCTTCGTAATCCATGGTCGTATAAACTTCAAAATCACCAAAACCAATATATCGGTCCGTCCATATTATGGACTCGAAAGTATCAACGATAGCAACAGTCTCGAAATTTGTATCGAGAATTAACAATTCCATGTTACACCCCCTCGTATTTGGTTAAGTTGTCGATACTGAATTGAAGATTTTCAATACCATACGTCGTTGTATACGCAAATAAATTATCGCCAGGAAACAATTGAAACCAATACGCATCTCGTTCTAAACAGTTTATAATATTGGTATATAATCCATCCCTAAATAGAGTTATCTTTTTTTCGCCAACAACCGTGGATATTATTATTTCGTCACCGTATTTTATTTTCGAACCTGTTAACGAAATCATTTTGTCGTCGTGTATACTCATTGTTTTTTGCGTTTGCATGTCGTATATTGTTAACGACGACACATCGCCCAACGCTTTTATTTTTATGATGACTCCTATTTCGGAATCCCCTTCATAATATATTACTTGTTCTGTTTCGTTTTTGATTTTACCGAATTCGATTAAGTTTTCAGTAAGCGATTCATTTGAAAAAGGAAATTCAAACATTGGATCAACGCCATAAAAAGTTGTAGTTGTAATACTTGTATCTCCCGAAGAATAAAAATAAGGATCTGGACATATTACCGATATTTGCATCGTAACTTCTTTGCTGAATATACCAGGTTCGTTTGATTCCACATATCCATAAATTTCACAAATACGATTTTCGGTCTCAAATACTATTTTAATCTTTTTTTTAACAGGAAAATATTTGTATGACAGAAGTCTTATGTCTTCAACTGTTTGATATCCAGTTGGGTATGCTTGTAAATTAAACACTATATTACGCGAATTGGCTCTTGCGGACGTATATATCGATCCATCACTATTTGACAATTCTGCCGTATTTATATCTGCTTTACTAGCCCCTATTCCGGTTATATCTAAAACAATAAACCCGGATTTCTCCGGGTTAGTTAATTCTAGTTTGATGGACTTTTCCAAATGATTCGTTATCGTTACCGAGTGTATCATGTATTATCCACCAATCCTTTCGCAATTGAAAATTGATTTTTTGTTTGACGATATATTTCCATTCTCGATAATGCTTTTGGTGAATAGATATTTTGTTCAAATTTGTAGGTTGATCCGGCCTCAACAATAGTTCCATTTTGATTTTCAGACCCATTCGATTTATTCATATTACTTGAAACTACATCGGTTTTATCAATAGTTCCAGCAATAGACAAACTACGATTACCGTCAAGTAATGAGTTCATTTCCAAACTTCCGGTTTTAATGTTAGTAAGATCCAACACTGGTCTGATAACAGGAACGCCATCAAAGTCCATCTTCAAAAGATTAGAAACTTTAGATATTGACAATTGTAGTGCCGAAACAGCAGTTGTGCCAACAGCTTTGGCTTCTGTAGAAACTAATCCTGCAAACTTTCTCAAACCAACAGCTAATCCTTTGTCAGAATACATACCCAATTCTTCATATGCTTTGGATGGCGAATTAATATCTAACTCGTCTTTAGACGCTTCATAAGCTTTTCGAGCTACTTCTCTTGCAGCAGTTTTTACATCATTTTCGTTGTTTCGTAATCCGTTAATGATACCATCACAAATGTATCCACCAAGTAATGTGCCTTTTGCTTCTGACAGATAGGTATTAAATCCGTCAAATATCACTTTTCCCAATTTCGACGAGACTGTCTTTAACGTCTCTTCTTCGGCAGTCATTCCCGACACTACATTCTTAACTGTATCGGAACCCATGTTTGTTGAGGTTTCAGTCAGGAGTTTACTCTCTTCGGTTTCAGGTGCCGTCGTTGATTTAACAGCTTCTGCGAATTTAATAGCAGCATCCGAACCAGCATTCATAAACGATTGCATGATACTAGTAGATACTGAATCAGGTAAACTTAAGTATTCTTCATACTGTTTATTAAATTCAGCAATTTGTTCAGGTGTCATGGTCATAAATGATGCTACATAATCAGCTCCGTCTATTCCCATCTTACCTAAAGCCTCAATGATCCCCTGTTGCAATCCTGTATTTGACAGAGTCTTCATATCTTCTGCCCATTTTTTAGCAGATGTCAAAGATTCATCAAAGTTTGAGATTAATGTCGCGGCTGTCATTTTTGATGCTTCTTGGAAGTCAGTATTCGCGGTATTCATTTGTTCCGTTGTCATTTTTGCAAAAGCTTTTACATAATTAGAACCAGATGGACCCATTTCTTTTAACTTGTTGATGAGACCATTTGCAAAACCTTTTGAAGCTAGAGATTCGAGATCAGTATTCCATTGGTTGACACCTTCAATTTGGGATTTCATGTTGTTAAGTATATCTTTTACAGCCACTTCACTCCCCACATCAAAAGATTGAAATAGATCGAGATTTGTTTCGAGACTAGCCTTAAGTGGATCAATCGAATCAGAAATAGATTCGCTAATTGATTTCTTCAGATCATCAAATGCCGCTTTTGTATGCTCAACAATCGCAGTTTCATCCTCAATTATCTTTACTTTGGTTTCGCTTATACTTTTGCTAACTTTTTTGAGTTGTGATTCAAGTTCTTTAGTTTTATCTTTTGTTGTTGTAGTTTTTAGATCTTTTTCGAGCTTATTATACTCGTCCGTTAGATCAACCAACTCTTTCTTATGTTCGGTTAAAGCTTTGGTGTCTGTTTTATATTGTTCTGTTTCCAAATACAGTTGTTTAGAATATGATTTTACAGCTTCTTCTGCGGATATAATTGGTTTTTTATCTTTCAACTTAGAGGACATACCCAAATAAGTAGACATGAAATCTTTAATCGAATATCCACTCTTAGTCATGGTTTGATTCATGATAGTTGCCATATCTTTAGCTGGAGCTAGTACTCCATTTTGAAAAACTGATTTGGTTGTTTTAATCAAATCCGGTTGTGTTCGTTGTATACCATTTATAAATCCTTTTCCAGCGAATACACCTAACGCATCAAACTCCTTTGATGGTGAGTTTATATCGAGGGCTTCTGCAGTTCCATCAAGAGCGCTTTTACCTAATGCAGCTCCCGCTTTACCGACTTCTTTTAGTGCCGACCATAGACCATTAACCAATCCAGATACTATCGCGCCAACTAATCTACCCATGGCAGATCCAAATTCTGCAGATTTCGAAGTTATAGCATCAGCAATTCCGTTTATAAATGAAATTATGAAATCGAATCCAGCATTAATCAATTTACTAAGATTAGCATTTAGACCCTCAAGGAATTTGACAATCAAATCAGAAGCAGCAGTAACAATATCCGGTAGCTTTTCAGCTAAACCCTTAAGTAAGCTAATTATAATGTTTGCACCACTCTCGACAAGTTTGGGCATGGCCTCTTCAAGTTTTGTCAGTATGTCTAACATTAATTTTATAAAAAGGTCAATGATTTTTGGAGCTGCTATGGCAATAGCTTCGATCATGGCCTCTAAAAGAATAACCAATGATTTGATTATGTCTGGTGCGGCTTCGCCAATAACCCTCGCAAGAGCTTTTAATGATTCTGAAATTAAATTAAAAAGTTGCGGTACGATTTTTATGGTATCTGTTATTGCTGTAGCAAGCGCCGTAACAAACAATGCTAAATTATTTGCCAGTAACGCGATACCTGTGGCAAATAACATAACACCACCACCAACAGCCAAAAAGCCTAAACCCAAAACACCAATTGCGGTTGCCAGCGCCAACATAGTAACAGTCATTGGTGCCAATACCGTTGTGGCTACACCAATTATAACAAATACCCCAGCTAAGGCGGCAAGACCTGCCACCAAGCCAACGAATGGAACACTACTCAATAACAACAATGATGGTACAAACAAAGCAATAGCACCAGCCATCACAGTCATAGCTACAGCACCAACTAGACCTGTTGACATATAATTCATACCAACAGCTAATATGGTCAGTGATCCACCCAAAGCTAATAAACCTTTAGCTATTTCAGCAAGAGACATTTCACCAAGCATTTTTAAAGATACAGATAGTCCAAGTAATGCTACAGATAATACAGTCATACCAACGGCAGACACTACGAGATTCGCAGGCATAAGATTCATAGTCTTGGTGATTGCCAATAATGCTATAGCCATTGCCCCAAGACCTTTTGCGATTGTGGACAATGGTAAAGAGCCCATATTGGATATTGCTTGTCCAAATATAAGCATTGCTCCGCCAAGGATTGTTAATCCAATTGCTGTGGATATAACTCCCGAAGCATTTCCAGTTGAATTTACGAATAGAGCAAGAGCCGTAAGAACACCACTCAAAGTCATTAATCCTTTTCCAATTTCTTTAATTGTCATTTTACCAAAAGCTGAAACAGCTGCTGCAAACACGTTCAATGCTACAGCCATACCAATCAAAGCCAAACTTTTAAGAGGTCCAGTCTTATCGAGTTCTGCGTATTTCATGAACATAACTATTTCAGAAATAAGTATAGCAATACTACCCAAACCCTTAGCAAGTGTTGGGACATCAAGTTTACCTAATTCCCCAACAGCTTTTGCCAGTAAATTAATCGATATTGCAAAACCAATCAATCCTAAAGCAGCAGCACTTAAACCACCAGCGTTGGTTCCTATAGTTTTTGCAGATTTAGCTAATACTGCTGATAATAGCGTTATTGTTACAACACCTTTTGAAATTTGACCCCAATCAAGAACTGAAATTTCATCAAGGGCTTTAGCTAATATTAATACTGCGATTGCCAATCCTTGAATTGTCATTATCGTTTTAGTTGCACCGATTATTTTTGATCCTCCAATAATTTTACCAAATATACCACTAGACACAAACATCTCTGCGAATAGAACACTCAATGTCTCTAGTGACTTATCCAACTTATCAGCATCGATCAACGATAGAGCGATAAGTGATCCTGCCAAAATAGCGATGCTTGTCGCAATTGTCAAGAGTGTTTTAGCTTGGAGATTTTTTTGATATGCTTCTAAAGAGCCTCTAACCCCGTCAAGTATTCCTGAAAAACTGTCTAATATACCCTTTCCAGATCCGGTTAAATCAGAAAACTGTTTTATAAAATCTTTAACACCCTTTAATATTCCAGCCATTAGAACACCATTTAACAACGATACTATAGATTGAAAATTAATTGTAGATAAAATGTCAGATAGCCTATTTACAAATTTGATTACGATGTCAACTACGGTTTCTGAAACTTTAGAAACAATAGGTAATGTTTTTTTTAAACCTTCAACCATTAAATTAAATATAGCGATGACAGGAGAAAATGCAGTTTTTAGCTTACCGCTAATAGTTTCAATATTGGTTACATCAATAGATCCGAGATTCGACAATGCATCGCCGAAACTTGTTAGTAATTCCCCTATTCCGTTAGCAGATGGGGCAAGTACGCTTTTTATTGATTCAATCGCTCCAGTAAACGTGTCTGAATTTTTCAAAGCATCTCTGATCGATGTTGCAAAATCACCCAAAGCTCCAGTTATGTTAAGCAATCCACTAACCACTGGTGCTAGACTTGAGGCCATTGTTAGCGAAGCTTTGGCAATCCCTACAAAAGCCATTCTACCAATATCCAAAATAGAAAACACACCTTTAAATGTTGATTTTATGTTACTTACTGTTTTATCTTCCATTTTGAATTTTGCTGTTAGATCTCGAAACCGTTCTGTTATTTCGATAAGCTGTTTGCCAACGATTGGTGGGAATATCTCTTTAAATCCATCATGAATGGGTGTCAAGATAGATTGTAATCCTTTGAATGCGTTTGTAATACCTTGAATAAGAGATTCTCGTCCCCCATTATCATGCCAAAATTTAAGTGACGCGTTTCTCGCATCTGCTGCTGGACCAACAATGTTATTGAAACCATCACTTATAGCAGTTAATGTTTTAGTTGCTTCGTCTTTATTACCGATTATGTGTTCCCATGAAACAGCCCAACCTGATTGAACCGATTCTTGCATAGTTCCAATTAATTGAGTGAATGTTTTAACATCTTGTGCTGCTGCCAACAAGTCTTTGTCGTCTGCTAAATCACTAAATACTGAAACAAGCATGTCTTTTGTTATGTTTAAAGGAGCTGCTGATTTAGCAGTAGCTTGTATTGCCTCTCTAAATGGCACAATACCATTTTTAATGTTATCACCAAAAGCTTTGGTTATGGAACCCATTTCTACAGCTTTATCTACCAACGCGTGTTGAAATAATTCGCCGCCCATACCAGCATTAACTACGGAATTCCAAGTTTGAAGTGATACTCTACCTTCGGCCAATGCTTGTGATAATTGATACATAGCATTTGATGCTTGTTGAGCTGTAGATCCAGAACCTGCTGCTAAATTCGCAATACCTTTTATTGCTTTTGTAGAGGTTTCCAAATCAACACCAGCAGCCGTAAAAGTACCAATGTTTTTTGTCATTTCTGAAAAATTATAAATTGTTTTATCAGCGTATGTATTTAAATCAGCTAAAGAAGCATTAACGTCATCTATCGTAGTACCTTTACTTTTGGTGTTTGTAAGAATTGTTTGAATGGCATTCATTTTAGTTTCGTATTCTTCAAACCCTGTTTTTATAGGGACTATGGTCAACGATGCTATAATTTTTTTACCGTTATTTATTGCGCTATTAGTGATGTTCATCAATGCTGTAACACCGACTATGCCCAACGCAGAAAATTTAGAATTTAAAGAATCAATACCAGCAGATATCCCTTCTAATGAAAAGGCTTTTCCTGCTCTATCTAAATTTTCCAATTTCTTGGTTGATGCGTCAAGATTTAAACCATTTTTCAGGTTATCCAAAGATTTAATAGTTGTCTGAACGCCACTTTCAAATTGTTTATTATCGAAACGCATTTGAACAATGCGTTCGTCAACACTACTCATACGTTAGTCACCTCCCGCCATGCTTGGTTAGCTAGTTTGTCGAATATTGGTTGGATTGCCGGATTTATATAATCTCGCCCAACAACATAACCTCCATTTTTTGTCCCGTGTCCATACTGTAAAATTATAGCAATCGGAACTCCATTTTGAATATTGGAGTTAGTCCACGTTACTGAATATGAATTTTTTTTCACACTAACAGTATAACCCCACGAACTAGCGGTCAGTCCTGAATCAACTGGAGTTGCAGAAGCAAGCGCCGAAACACCAGCTTTACCGTACTGATCTAAAAGGCGTAAATACTCTGACTTTGTCGCCTTTGATAGAAACTTCTCTACGTTTTTAAAGCTCCCACGTTGGTTAAGTGTAATCATTTATTACGCCTCTTTTCAGTAGATGATTGTAGATGTCACTTCGTCTCGATGATGGGTATACTACCTTTTGATTTCACTACGATCCCGGGAACCTGCATAAGTTCTCTGACTTTCATATAAACGTTCCCTTCTTTTCTGATAGCGTCCATCGCATATTCATTACCATTAACGATTATTAATTCTTTTTTAACCATTTCGTCATCCTCCTTTATTGGTGTTTTCCAATAAGCATTAATCTCGAAATGCGGTTTATCAGGAGTAGACCATGTTCCGCCCCAAGTAATCCCTAATTTTTTAGCGATTTCACCGCATTTGGAGAAGAACGTATTATCGGAATATTCTTGACCTTTAACATTCTTGCAGATATCCCAAGCCATTCGTCCAGTGTGTCTGCTGTTTTTTGTCCAAGTAACAACATTGCCAGCACGAGTTCGCCCTTGTTGGTATAACCAATTTTGTCGGGCCTGTGGACGATATGTTTCAGTGATAAGAACTTTCAACCCAGCTTTTTCACATTCATTTAAGAACAGATTACAAGCCGTTTGTGCTGGCTTAGATAATTCTGAAATATCCCTACATGCTTTTGTTATGTCACTCATTTGAGTCGCCTCCTGAATTTTTCTGATACTGCGTACCGAAATAGAATGCGATTACAACACTGAAAATAGTAAGAAATTGTTCGCCGCTAATTCGCCCCACAATAGCTAAGTACGAAAAAACTACAGTTAACAATACCGTAACTATTGATTTTACCGTCAATAGGTTTTGAATCGTAATACTTGTTACGTTATTTAGATTCATTTTGCATTTCCTCCCTTCTAAGTCTTACTTCCAATCTTCGAGTTGCTAAAGCATCTTGTCGCTCATTGTGTTTATTAAATATAGTCATTATTCCGCAAATACCGAGCTCTGTTCCGAAAACGGTCAATGCATGACCAACGATGGTCGAAACATCTATGTCGAAACAAGCTAGTATTATGCCGACTATAATAACCAAAACACAAAATAAAAGCGACGAAATGACTACAGTAGTCATAGTATCATTATTTATCTTAAAGTGACAATGTTTTTTTATCATCACACATCACCCCTTTGTATTCATGGCCTGTTTCCTTTGTTCGTTTATTCTACGATTTCTATCTAAAATATCTCTTTTTTTCATTTTCTTCTTTGGTTGATTTTTTATATTACACACATTTATTAGTGTTAATAGTCTATCTAAGTGCCATTTCTGACATTCAAAAGGTATATTTAGAGTTATCATCCAGTAGTATATTACTTCTGCCGTGATAACTTCTCGATTAATTGTTTTTTCTGTTTCCGAAAATATAGTTGCAGTCATCGTTTTATCTATGTAGTCGTTAATTTGCTTTGCCACATCATTTGTTATAAACTTATAAACATCTGGGTCTATATTTTGAGTTATGGTCATACATTGAACGTAACTCAAAATTTCTTCTTGTGTTTTTTCTGTCTTTGTGAGGAACGGTTTATTCCATATAGATTCCCATTTTGAAAGGGATACTAGAGAATGCTCTAGTTGTAAGGGTCGCTCTTTGAGATTGATAAACATATCTCTCGATTCGTCGTATAATTCAACCGCAGGTATAATAACATTAAGCATTCTCCATATCTCCTTTCATCTTATCAAATAGTGCTACTAGGAACTGCCGCGATTTTTGGAATCGGTTGTTGATTTATTGATGTAATACTGTTTACAAATGCCGCTGCTGCATCCGCATCGCTAAGTAATTCAATTACCAATTCACTATAAGCTTCAGTCTGCTGAAAAGCAAGACTTAATTCAGGACTCTTAATGAATTGTTTTCCATCGAGAGATTTTTGACCATAGGATCTTAAAATTAGATCCTCGAAATGTTCATACATTCGTTTTGTATCCTGCTCAGCGGCAATTTTTTCCAAAGTTTTTTCCAAACCACCAGCATAGGATAATCTCATTTTTGTAAGCTCTGCTTTGTTCAAATTAAAATAATGATCCTCGATTCGTTCATTGCCATCATAGTCAACATATGTGATTTTTTTCTTTAACATATTTTTCTCCTTTCAATTTTAAAAAAGCGGAGACCATTAAGAGTCTCCGCCAAAAATAATTAACCCTGAGCGATAGCACCAATTAAAGCGATGATTTCGTCTGGTAATGGCAATCTTGGATCTACTGCCTCTGCTGCTGGTTCCGTAGTTGCGTCCTTACCATATAAAATTTCTTCAAGTGCTGCAAGTTTTGTAGGGTCGCATTTTGTGGAATCGATAATCATAGTGGCACTTGGTTTAAATCCGGAAATTTGAACGGGCGTGGTTGTTACTTCCCATGAGAATGTAATAGCATCTGGCGTTTCGTTAATTGTCTGATAACCCTTTTCTGTTGGAGACGCCTTTGCACCATAAACAATGTGAATTTTATAACCATAATCGGATTCTTGTGTGTCGTTGCCAAACACTGTTCTGTAGCATAATCCAAATGTAGAACGTGTCTGCTGACCGATAACAACTCCGACTGCAACCTCAGCAGAACCATCGCACGCGGCAAATTCATCAGGATATGTAAAAGCTTCAATCGTACATCCAAATTCTTCAGTTGAAGTAAGATTCAAATAAACCTGATTGTCCGCATATTTCTTGTTGGATTCCGCACCAGATGGTTTTTCAGACACGCTAACCAAACCATTCCAAGCAACACCTTTTGGATATGTCCCATTGGTTGCTAACTGGGGATATAAAACTCCACGATCTAAACCGGTTTCATAAGTTTTCTTTCCGGACTCATCCCAGATAAGTTTACCCATTAAATATTCCTCCTTTTAATAAAACATTGTAAAAACGTCATGATTCAAATTATCGGCAGTATAATGCCGATTGAAAGTACAATATGGTAACGCTTTGATTTTATCTGGAATTTCACTATCCGGATTTTTATCAATGACAATTACCGTGTAATTTTTTTTACTAACGTAGGTCAAATTATTCGCAAACTCCGATTTCACAGAATTTCGAGAATATACAATACATGGATAAACCATGTTTATTGAAGCGGGTGGTTGAAAATAAACATTTTCCGATTGTAAAACACCCTCTAGAAGTGTTTGTAAATCGAGTCGGTTACCCATTATACACACCCCCAACTGTTAAAATTAATCGAGGGTATTGAACATCAACACTAGATATTTTCCACTTAGCACCCATAAATTCAACATATCGCATGGAGTGGAAATTCTCATTAGCAAATGGATCGGCTAGTATACTAATCTCGTTTGATATGTTGATGTTATCATTAAGATGATCAGTTGACTGCATCTTTCTAGTGTTCCTTATTAGGTCACCATAGTATGCACGTTCAACAGGTTTTTCCTCAAACACGCCAGGTGCTGTTTTAATATTTAAAACATAACCTATAATTCCATAAAACTTTGCCATTTTGAATTTCCTCCTCCATGTTCAATGTTACGCGGTTATGCTTCGTATTCAGAAGACTTAATAACGGCCAACACCGCGGTAGTTGCAGTTGTTTCGTCAGCTTTAACATAAGTTAAAGTAGCAACGCCGGCAGCAACATTCAAACTTGTGGCTTTGTACTCTGTGTCAGCATCAACAACGATGATTCCTTTTCTGAACAAATCTTCCAATGTGGCAGCTTCAATTTTAATGGTTGTTAATTCATCAGCATACGCATAAGCGTCGTCAGATTTTACATACACATATGTAGCTCTCACATGCTGATCTTCGTATCTTTCATAAACTTTATTCATGTTATATCCCTCCCATTAATTAACCAGCAGCAACGACTTTAAGTTCTAACGCGATTGCAGAGAAAGGCTTAATGAGTGCACCAGAACAACGAGTTTCAATCAAATATTTCTGAGCATTGTAATCGATGTCAAAATCATCAAACATGTTTACAGCTCCACCCTTGTCAGCGCCAATGTTGTAATCATTCAAATTAACAATGAGACCCATCAATGTAAGAGTATTGCTGGACGCATCAGTTCTTGTTAAATCTTCCATTACTGGAACAGTAACAATGGACTTAACACGCAACGCTGTAGCCAGTTTGGTTACGGTATCGTAAATTACACGACCTGTGGTATCTTCCATCAATAAACAATCTGTTAGAACGTCTTCTGTTGTGTATAATGTTGGTTCACCAGAACCCTTGTAGTTTTTACGAGATTTAATAGCTGCTCTGATAAATGCTTTTGCTTTCTGATCAGCAGTAGCGTTAGAAGTAACTTCCACTGGGGTTTTTACTGTGTAGAGATCTTCGTCTTTCCAGATAGGACGAATATTCTGTTCGTTGATTTTGTCATCGCTGGAAGATAATCTACCGTCGCCAACTAATACAGAACGCGCAATTTCTTCATCCAACATAACCCTCATTTCTGCCTTAACGAAAGCAGCAACATCGAAATCCGTAATATCAATAACGTCTTCACGATCCAATTTCTGCTTTTTGTAAATCATGGTAGGAACAGTGGTTCTCTTAAGCAGTGTAAATACTTCCTCTTTCTTAAGATTACCTTTAATGTAACCTTTTGCTCTCGCTTCATCTTCGGTAATGTCTGCAAATACAGATTTAATGCGAGAGAACGGTGTATGATGAGTTCCGTTAACTACCTGCTGAACCCAGCCCATTTCGCGCTGAATAAATTGAGGTGTGTTTGTAACATTAACGGCATCGGGAAATAAGAAATCGATATTTTCAATACCATGCTGCAATACAGCTTCTTTAAGACTTCCGCATTTTTTTGCCTCGGAGAAAATCGCCACTGTATCGGAATGGCTAAGTACATCTTCTTTTGAATCTTCTTTGTCAAATACATTATGTTTCATTGTCGTGCCTCCTTCGTCTTCACCATCTTCATTGTCATCATCTTTATCTTTATTGTCATCGCCATGTTCCAAAGCCTGTTCAACGGCCATACCGATCATAGCATTAACTACTGTTTTTTGTTTTTCACTAAAGGTATTATATACATCAGCGACCGTTTCTTCTTCTGTTTTTTTTTCTGGATCATCCATTTTGAGTTTCTCCTTTTCTTTTTCTTCTGGTACTTCTTCAGGCGCTTCAGCATTATACAACGTAATACTTTCATCTGTATAAACGTAAGCTTCTTCTTCTGATTCTTCGCCATGACAGATGACAGACTCAATACATGCGCCAGGGTTGGCTCCCGCTAAGACCAAACTCACCTCCTTAATATCTCCGTGTATAACATCTTTGCCTCGGTGTTTCAATTTATTAGCCAAGATCGATAAGTTTGTTATATCACCATGTTGGACGATTTTTTTTGCTTGTTGTCCTGAATCAGAGTCATTAAATGTGGCATAAACATAAACACCATCTGGCCTATTTTGCAAACATGCATGTCCAAGCACATCAAAAGGTTGGTTATGATTATGGTCCCATACAAGTGGTACGATTTTTTGATCGTTGTGTTTAAATGCGTCTTTTCTAATAGTTCGACCATCAGTACATAAAATATTGTTTTTGGTAGCCCAACCACAGAAATCAAATTTCATATAATTCTCCTCCTTACTTCAATTTTATTAACTAGCAACTTTTTCTTCGTCGATCGTCTTTTCTGATTCGCCAGCGGGTTGACTTAAATTCTTGTTACGTAGTTCATCAGCCTTTGGATCTTCCGAAGGTTTTAAACCTACAACCTGACGTATTTCATTCGACGTCATTACTTCGTTTCGTGTAAACTTATCGGCGATCTCTGCGATTTGTGATACGGGAACAAGTTTAAATGGATCTCTAAAGAACATGATCGATTTCATTTGAGATCTCGCAGTTTTTGTTAAGAACTTACGTTTCATTTCATCTACTATGGCCGAGACTATAGGTTCTACAGTTCGATTATAATAGTTTAACATTGCTGTATCATTAGCGGTACCATCTAATATGCCTTGGGTTATACCTAACTGGCTGTATAGCATACTCGTTAAGTATTCGACCTGAACCATTAAATTGTTCTCTACCGAACGATTCAACTGTGTTATTCGCTCTGTTCCGTCGGTATACGCAATGCCAAATTTGGAACCAGACAACTGATTTTCAATGTCTTTACGTCGATCTTCTGCTTGTTTTCGACGAGCCTCCGATTTTATCACGTATGGCAATTGAATAATTAAATCTAATTTACCAGAACTACTTTGCTCGTCAATAGCATCTAGCAAATTTAATTTTCGTATTAAACGTTGCATAGTCGAATTCGGTTCATTTATTACAGCATACAACGGATTTTCAATTATCCCAACAACACTTTTAGGAAGAGTTACATCTTCTTTAACACCAGTGTTATCGTTATATACACGAACCTTTACATGTTTGGGATACCAATCAACTATCTTACCGACACGCATAGATCTAATATCATACGATTGCATAGTGGGATCGTTATCAGTATCTATTGGGACTATGGCAACACAACCCTCGTCTAACATTGATATTACAATGTCTTGGATTAGTGCCCGACCAGTTTGGTCAATGTTTGCTTCTAACGACAAACATGTTTGAAGTTTGGAATCAACAGTCGACAAATATCGTCCGTTGCTGTCCAATTGCGCATGTAAAATGTTAATTGATGCTGCATCCAGAGCAATTCGATTGTATACAGAATTAACAATTGAATTTTTATTACTTCGAGTAAATTGGGGACGGTCTGGACGACGTGAACTACTTCGTCCAATGTCGTAATAAGAACGAAAATTCTGACTATCGACGAAAGCGTTCCATGCCTTTTTTACTCTATGACCGAGTGTTAATTCCATTTTGGATTGTTCACCTCCTTTTTATTCAAATGCATCACGATTAAGTTTGTATGCCACGTAAGCATCCATCATTGCCGCAACAGCATCTATTTTTTGTTCGTAGCGCTTCTTAAATAGCTTACGGTTACCGTTTGTATCTTCAAGGGTTATACAATTACCCATCGCAAACGTCATAAGCTCTTCGTCAAATATGAGCATTCGCTCCTCAGAAAGCTTCTTTAATTCACCAAGGGGTACCGATTCTGTTTTAGCACCCTGAATTACTTTCTCAATTCCGAAAGGACCATTTTCAGAAACCCATCTTTCGACAAAATCTTTAGCATTATATGGATCATAACCAAAGCATCTAACATCATATCCGCTTTCATTTATGTAAGCATCGAGATCTTCGTAGACTTCAATCATATCCAAGACAGCACCTTCGAGCACTATCAAACTACCTTCTGCCATAAACTGATCGTATTTAATCCGCATAGCTGCTGGTAATTTCATAAGAGTAAGTGAAGATATATAATTCCTCGTTTTAACTCCAAAACATCCGTTTGGTAATGGAAATAAGAAAGTGAAAGCACAGAAGTCATCGCCTTGCGATAAATCGGCGCCCATAGCACATGGTAATTGCCAGAAATTTTTGTGTCTATGAGGTAATGTTTCTTCGTAAGTAAAGAAATAGGTGTACCCTTCCATTGGTAAACCAAATCGTTTTGCTAGAATATCGTTCCTTGCTGCTGGAGCTTTTTCAGCTCTTTCAACTTCCAATTGATATGTTTCATAGGTAACGGTTTTTCCAATGTTAGGATTAGCCTTAATCCACATGTCTGGATCAGCAATTTCATCGACCGAATCAAGCTTGTACCACCAAATAGAAACGTGGGGGTTGGGATAGTCGCCTTTAAGAATGTCGGACAACTCCATTTTGATTGTATCTCCACTGCCGTTTCGGACAGTACCCTCGGAGCTAGTGGCAATAATCAAATAGTCATCAACCTTAGAAGCGCCTTGTTCAATAGCTCCTATTACATCTTCTCTGATGTCTCCAGACAACCATTCATCCACAGTAGCGACTTTAACTCTCAAACCTTGGAGCTTTGATATCGACATCGGTCGAATTTCCAACAGTGATCCAGTCAAGAAATTTTCAATACCCTTCTTGGTTGAGGCTAGTTTCATACGTTTAGCTTTTGAACCGGTGGTGTTTTGTAATGATCCTTCTGTTAAAAATTTAAACAATGGACCTCTTGCACGTGTTATGGCAGTCCTAATGGGACTCATAACTTCTTCTGCTTGTTTCATTGTTGGAGCAGTTGTTATTTGATGTGTTGTAGTTGTGTCTACAATTTCCATGTAAGCTTGTACACACGAATCGTAAATACTTTTAGCGGCACCTCTTCCGACTATTAAATATTGTTTATTTACGAGTCGTTTTTTAACAACTTTGTTTACATAATGACCACCTGGACCGTCCGTATAAGGTTCATAAATACTCCGTTCAACGAAATAATACCAACCAAATATTTCCTCCCCCCATAATTTAAAACTATCGAGAAGATTTAAATCGGCACCGTCAGTAGTCGTCAATTCGTTTTCACAAAAACGAATCCATCCCTCGACTGCCTGATCATCATAAAAAACGCCAGGATTTGCTATAAGGTCATCGATGCGATTCATTTCTAGAGAAATTTCTCTGTTAACTGGTATTTCGCCGCGAATTACGGCATCTCTAAACATGCCGTAATAAATTGGAACGGCTGTATTAGATAATGACATAAATTCTCCTTAATCAAGCATTCTTAACAATTTTGGCAATGTTACCAACGTTGTTATATAAGGTTATTGCTGCGGTAGTCGTTACTGCTGTAGCCCCTACTGCTTTAAGTATTCCGCTTGTGTATTTCTTTCCAGTGTCTATGGTTGTCGGATTTAATTCTTTTGTTAATTGTTTATACTGCTTTTCCATATTTAGACGATTAAGTCGTTTCTTAAGCTCGTCATCAGACATGCTTTTTTCTGGATGTTTTTTCTCATACTTCTCTTTTTTAACAGCAACTCTTGCCTTTTTAGCAGCATCCTTATCAGTTTTTACCGACTCATAATATGCTTTGTTGGCTGCTTTGCGTGCTTTATTACTTGCAGTACGAATCGATACTTTATTACCAGAAGCTTTGTCTTTTGCTACTGATGCTGAGGCAGCACTTCTAGCTGCGGCAGAAGCTCTTCTTCGTCCCCATCTCATACCAGGAACCCCATGGTGTTGAAGTTCTTGAGAATAGTTATATTTCCACATTTTCAGACCTCCTCACTGACAATTGAATTTTGAATTTCTATTTCAGCCAATATCCGCCATTCAGATTCAGCTATCATATTCTTCAAAGCATCAAGAACTGCTGAATTGGACGGGGGGTCAAAAGATAACTTAACTTTTGCACATATATATGGCTTAACAAACTGGAGAAGCGCACTCTCTGGTATAAAATCAGTCCATACTGATTCTGAACCTGATATGGAAAAACCACTTTTTGGCCCAACACCAAGTTGAGTAGCCGTAGCCAATGCCATGTTTGTATACATGATTATATCGGTGTCAAAATGTAAATAATCTTCGGTTATTCCACCAACCATTTTTTTTGCATCGATTAGTATACTACTCATAACTCAACCCCCTCATGGTTTGACATGTATAAATTTTTTCATACAAAAATCATAAAGACCATCTGCAGTTAACACCCTGTAAAAATCATTTGATGACTTATCCAAATCAATTGTGACCTCTGTCAAAACCGGAATAGATAATAGCACATCGGCCGTTGGACTTGGTGTCGATCGCACATTCAACATACTACAATCCACTACTTGACCAATGACATTGATCTCGATTGGGTCTTGAGTCTCGATTGGGTCTTGAGTCTCGATTGGGTCTTGAGTCTCGATTGGGTCTTGAGTCTCGATTGGGTCTTGAGTCTCGATTGGGTCTTGAGTCTCG